CCAAGAGAAGCAAAAACGGCTTTATGCCGCAAGACTAAATCTGTTGAAGTTGAAAGGAGTAGGTGAAAATGGATAAAAAAGAATATCTGGCAAAAAGAAAATCACTTCTGGCAGAAGCTGAAGCTGCTTTGAACAGCGGGGATATCGAGGCATACGAAGCAAAGGAAAAAGAGATCCAGGCACTCGATGCGAAGTTTGAAGAGATGGCCAAAGCAAAGGCGAATGCCGCAGCATTGCAAGGTCGCTTTCAAAATCTTGCAAACGCTCCGGCAGTGGAAGATAAACAAGGTGTTATTGACAAAACGGAAGACCAAAACTCTGAATTTATGAAAGTGGCATCGGATCGGGGTAAGGCGCTCAAGGCTAACCAATCGGTAAAGTACTCAGCCAACATCATTGTTCCCCAAAACGCTGTTACGCTCACTTCCACTGGTGTACTTGTGCCGACAAGGGAATCGTCCACACTGGAGCCGACCTTCAATGAAGTATCCAGCCTGATCGACCGGGTACGGATCATCAACCGTTTGGGCGGCGAGAGCTTTAAACAGCCATACGTTGCGGGATATGGTGAAGGTGAATATACGGAGGATGATGCTGATTATGCGGAAGCAGACCCAGCGTTTGGCTTAGCTCAAATCAACAAAGCGAAGGTAACGGCGTACAGCGAAGAAGATGAAGGCGTTCTGAAACTGCCTGATGTGGATTACGATGCGGAAATCCAGGCCGGAATCAGAATTGCACTGCGGAAAAAGATTACGCGTCAAATTCTGATCGGTGCGGGTACAACGAACACACTGACTGGTATTTTCTCTGCGAACGCTACAGCAATTGATGCGGCGACTGACAAGTCCATCGCCGCAATAGACGAGAACACCCTGGATGAGATCGTGTACAGCTACGGCGGCGACGAAGATGTGGAAGATGCAGCTGTACTCATCTTGAGTAAAGCTGACTTAAAGGCATTTGTTCAACTGCGTTCGGCACAAGGCAACCGTATCCATAGGGTTGTGGCAAATGGAAACGTAGGAACGATCGATGGCATACCGTTCATCATTAACAGCGCATGCAAACCGATTAGCTCAGCGACTACGGCAGCCGGAGACTACTGCATGGCTTACGGATCGCTGTCTGGTTATGGTCTGGCGATCTTCTCTGATATCGATGTACAGCGGAGCACAGACTACAAGTTTAAGTCTGGGCAAATCGCTCACCGTGGAAGCATCTATGTCGGCGGAAACGTGATCCGGAAGAACGGCTTCTTGCGCATCAAAAAAGGCTAAGGGTGTGAACTGAGTGTTGTACAAAACACTGCGTTCGTTTGTTGATCCCCTGACTGGCAGGATGCATCGGAAAGGAACTGATTACACCTGCAGCGATGCGAAGCATGCCGACAAATTGGCGGCATATGGACTGATCGAACCGGTTGAGCCGGCTGCGTCCCCTCAACTGGATCCCGCACCAAAACGGAGTACTCGGAAGCGTGGTGGATCTGATGGCAACGATACTTGAAGAAGTGAAGTCAGCCCTGCGCATCAGCAGTGACCAAACTGCTTTTGACGACGAAATCAGCACTCTGATTCAGGCCGCCCGGCAGGACCTGGTCCTGTCCGGGTTGCTTGAGCATAAAGCGAACGATGACACCGACGCGATGATCAGGCGTGCGATCATCGTTTACGTCAAGGCACATTTTGGCTGGGACAACCCGGATCACGAGCGGTTGCTGCGGGCATATGAGATGCTGAAAAACCACCTGACACTGTCTGTCGAGTACACCGTCCAACCGGAAGGCGGGTGATCGGTCATGCTTTGGCGGGATGTCGTTTCGCTTCTCTCGTTAACGGAAGTCGAGGTCAGCCAGAACGTTTTTCAGCTTGTAGAGTCCTCCAGAAGCGTGTTTTCAAACAAAAAGTCCGTAAACCGGGATGAGTTTTACAAAGCATATGCCAACGCGCTGCGCCCGACTGTGGCGTTCGAGATCCGCGCGGCGGAGTATTCCGGCGAGCAGAAGTTACGGCACAACGGCACAGATTACATGATCATTCGGACGTACAGCAAAAACGACGAGACGGTCGAACTGGTGTGTCAGGCATACGACGATGTGCAGGTTAACCTGGCCCAACTTCGTGACACCGTCGAGATCTGGCAAAACGTCTTTGTCACAAACAGCATGGATGAAGAATCTCCGGTGGAACAGCATCTTTACACTGTGCCAGCAAAAGTGGAGTACAAGGGTGGAGGATCCAGCACTGTCGGAACTGAGGATGTGATTGAGACCACAAACAACGTTGTCGTGACCATCCGTTATCGTGAGGGAATCCGTCCGGACATGTTCCTGAAGATTGACGGCCAGCGATTTGACATTCGATACATCGAAGATCCGCTGAATCGCCACGAGACGCTGGTTCTTACAGCAGAGAGGGTGGTGCCGTGATGCTTACCCGAGCGGAAATCAACAAAGCTATCAATGCCAAGATCAAGAGGGAGTTTCCGGGAATTCCGATTCAAAGTCGGGACGTAGAAGAAGGTTTTCAGCGACCTTCTTTTTTTGTGTCTCTGGAAACTGACCGAACTGAAATGTCTCAGTTCAACACTCTTCGCGAGATGACCTGCCGTATCCTCTACTTCCCGAAAGATCGACATGCGTTCAAAGAAGAGGTGTACGACGTACAGGACCGGCTGGAGAAACTGTTTGGCCTGAACTTCGCAGTTGGCGGACGTACCATTACGATAAACGACGCAGAGTCATCTGTCGTTGATAAGGTGCTTCACTATGACTTCGACTTTTCGTTCTACGACGAGTCGACTTACGAAGAACCAGGAGGCGGCAGCGAGGAACTGATGGAGGAGTTGAGTTTCCGTGGCTGACTTTACAGTGGAAGGCAGCCGTGAACTGGACGAGTTTCTCCGTGAGTTGGAGAACCTGCAAAGATCCTTTCCAAGGCATGCCAGGCGGCTGATGCTTCGCTCTGGTGCCCAAGCGCGAAAGATTTTTGTCCAGAAAGCTCGGCAGCTTACGAAAAAGAAAACCGGCAATTACATCCGGTCGATAAAACGCGGGAAAGTGTGGGTGGACATGCGTTCTGGCGAGTACAAAGTTCGGGTTTACTCTCGCGCTCCGCACGCTCACCTGATTGAGTACGGTCATCGGATTGTCGGACGCGATGGGCAAGAACATGGGTATGTACATGGCCGGTATGTCTTTGATAAGGCTGCAAAAGAAGTGAACTCGCAATGGAACTCCATCCTGGAAAAAGAGTTCGACAAAATCACAGAAAAGTTGTGAGGTGATCAAACATATGGGTCTGCCTGAAATCTCCATCATCTTTTCATCGCTGGCAGTGTCGGCAATCCAGCGAAGCCAGCGCGGCATCGTCTCGCTGATCCTGAAAGACGACACCGGCAGTTTTGACTCGAAAGAGTACAAGTCTGTTTCGGAAGTGCAGTCGAGTGACTGGTTGGCGGAAAACCTGCAATACATCAAAGACGCATTTCTCGGGGCACCGACGAAGGTGATCGTTGAGCGGATTCCTGCGGATGCGACCGACTACAACGACGCTTTGTCTCGGCTCGCAAGCAAGCGCTGGAACTACCTCGCGATCCCGGGCATTGAGGCGGCGGACGTGCCGACGGTCGCCACACAGATCAAAACCTGGCGCGATAGCAACAAAAAGACCTTTAAGGCGGTGCTGCCGGAGTATGCAGCGGACCACGAGGGCGTGATCAACTTCGCGACCAACGGCATCAAGGTGGGGTCTAATACCTATACGGCCTCCCAATACACGGCGCGCATCGCGGGCATTCTGGCCGGACTCCCGTTGACGCGAAGTGCGACCTATTTCGTCCTGCCGGAAGTCGAAGCGATTGAGGAGAGTCCTGATCCGGATGCCGACATTGATGTAGGTAAGTTGATTCTGATCAACGACGGCGAAAAAATCAAAATCGCCCGCGGCGTAAACTCGCTGACCACGACCACTCCGGAAAAGGGCGCAGACTGGAAGAAGATCAAGATCATCGAAGGGCATGACCTCATCAAAGAGGACATCATGCGGACGTTCCATGACGAGTACGCCGGCAAGGTGAACAACAGCTACGACAACCAGGTGCTGCTGATCACCGCGATCAATGCGTACCTCCGGAGCTTGGAGGGGGACGTATTGGACCCGGCGGCAGACAATGCAGTGGGCGTGGATGTGGAAGCGCAGCGCCTGGCGTGGGAGGCCATCAGTACGGACACCAGCACCTGGGACGATCAGAAGGTGAAGGAGAACACGTTCCAATCCAACGTGTTCTTGACCGGTCGCCTCAAGTTTTTGGACGCGATCGAAGACCTGCAGATGAAAGTTTACGTGTAAGGTGGTGAGCGCGAATGGCAAGACCTGATGGGAAACGTGTCATCAACGGCACCTATGGCCGCGTGTGGGTGAACGGCGAGCTGTGGGCGGAGGTTGACAGCTTCGAGGCCAAGGTTACCGTCAGCTACGAGGACGTCAATTTTGCCGGCGAGGGCGCGACGTTCAAAAAAGGGATGGGTTGGTCCGGCGAGGGCAGCATGACCATCAAGAAGATCTACTCCCGCGTACAGCAAAAGATGGCGGACGCTGTGCGGAAAGGCGAGTATCCTCGTTTCGAGATCGTGGGCAAGCTGGCCGACCCGGACGCATTTGGAGCGGAGCGGGTCGCCCTCTACGATGTCACGATCGGCGAGTTTTTGCTCATGAAGTTTGAGCAAAAAAAACTCGGAAGCGAAGAGATTCCGTTCGCATTTAGCGACTACCAGATGCTCGACACTATTTCGGCTAGATAGGAGGTTGCCCAGATGGGAAAACAGTTGACCATCGCTGATCTGCTCGCAAAGAAAGAAGAGCTGAAGAAAGGAAACCGTCGCACAGCAAGTCTTTACATCGCTTCGCTTGATGGAGAGATCACCATCCAGGAACCAGAGCGCTCCGTCGCTCTGGAGGCACTGCAGATGGCACAAGATGACTCCCGCAGCGACAAGGCCGACCCGTACCTTGTTTATCATTGCGTTGTGCAGCCAAACCTGAAAGACCAACAACTGCAGAAAGAGTTTGGCTGCGTGGAACCTTTTGACATCGTGGATATGCTGTTCCGACCAGGAGAAATTCAGGCTATCTCGGGCCATGCCTTGAAGTTGGCTGGCTTTGGTGAAGGCGTGCGGAAGGTAGATGAGATCATAAAAAACTGATTGAAAGTGGTGACGAGGACTTTTACTACCTCCACCACTACATACAAAAGGGGTTCACTCCTGAGTACCTGCTGAGTAGGGACTTCTTGACAAAACGGCTCATGCTTATGTCTATGCTTGTGGCGATGAAAGAGGAAAAGTCACGATGGAGTTTCTGAAACTACCTCTCCACCTTGTTGGTAAAATAAGGTATAATGTGACAAAAACAAGGGGAGAGGTATATGTTTTTGACTGTCGTTGTGGTCTGTCTCGTCATAGTGTTGGCGATCATGTTTTTTGTGAACCGCGCAGGCAACAAAGAGATGGACAGAAAAAAGCATGATTCCGGAGCGGAAGAAATGATCAGCGCCTTCCACGTCGAGGGAATTGGTCTTGCGAACAAAGCGGACTGCGACTTGTATCTGTTTGCAGATAGAGTGCTAATCGACCACTTTGGCCAAAAGTTTGAGATACCGCTGGATCGTATGCGCGCAGCGGTGGTGCAAACGGAACAGGAAATCCGCGAAAAGAGTAAAAGTGTCGTGGGGAGAGCGCTGATCGGTACGTTGCTTGTGCCAGGTCTGGGGACCATCGTCGGTGCCGCGTCGGGGATCGGCAGCAAGAAAGTGAAGGGCCAGCCAAACACGTATCTGATTTTTAATTTTGTCAACAGCGCTGGAGAGCTGACTGGCGTCACATTTCTGAACAACTTTAACATCATACGCGCAAAACAATTTTGTGAAGCTGTAAACAAAAAACTACAGCAAGCGGAAGCAGTAACTCTGTGATCAAGCACTCGAAAAGAGTGCTTTTTCTTTTGTATGAGGTGGTGAGGTGATGGCTGCCAAGGATATCAGTAAAACGCTAGTTTTGCGGGACGGCGTTACCGGGACGCTAAAGAAAGCAATCGGCGGGACGGTAGAGTACAAGCGTCGTCTCAAAGAGCTGGAGGAAGCCGGAACAAAAGCTTTTGACAAAATCAAGGATGGCGTCAAAACAGCAGCGGCAGTGACGGGCGCATCCATGACCGCTTTGGCCGGTATAGGCATCAAAGTCAATACAAGTTTGGAGACTGCGGAGCAGTCTTTCACGATCCTGCTGAACTCAGCGGCAGCTGCCAAGCAGATGGTCTCTGATCTGCAACGCATCGGCGAACGCTCTCCCTTTGACTTCGAGGGCCTGCAAAACTCCGCAAAGATGCTGCTAGGTATGGGCTTCGCTGGCGAGCAAATCGTCCCCATCATCGAACGTTTGGGCGACACGGTCGCAGCGACTGGCGGAAACACCGATAAGCTGGAAGGGATCGCGCTTGCCCTCGGTCAGATTCAGGCGAAAGGTAAGCTTAGTGCCGAAGAAGTGAACCAGCTGGCCGAGCGCGGTATCCCGGTTTGGCAGATGTTGGCTGAAGAGATGGGAAAAACTCCGGCTGAATTGATGAAGCTTGCCGAGGAAGGCAAACTCTTATCTGGTCAGGTTCTGCCGATGTTGTTCTATGGTCTTGAAAAGCGTTTTGGCGGCTCTATGGAAAAGATGTCGGACACGTTCGAGTACACGCTGGCGAACATCAAAGAGAGTGGAGCGCGCCAACTTGCTGATGTCACCAAGCCCCTTTTCCTCGCGCTCAAGGAAGATCTGCAAGGGATCCAGGCGTTCATGGATTCTGGCGGTTTGGCTGAGTGGGGGGCACGTTTTTCCGAGGCACTTGTAAACATCTACACTGGAGCGAAAGGCGTAGCGGAAACGCTCTGGTCGATAGCATCCTTTATCTCAAGCAACTGGTCCATCATTGGGCCGATCGTTTACGGTGTGGCTGCAGCTTTTGTAGCGCATAAGATCGCAGTCTACGGTACAACGATCGCAATCAAACTGTTCGGAAAAGAGTCGACCTTTGCGGCGATCAAAACACAGGTCATGGGCGTTGCGTCTCTGGTTGCGTCTGGTCAGGTCAGTGTCTTGAGGGGAGCCGTGCTACTTCTAAACGCAGCTTTCCGCGCCAATCCTCTTGGGACGGTCATTACGCTGTTCGGACTACTCGTCACAGCTGGCATATACGTCGTGCAGAACTGGGAGACGGTAAAGCAGAAAGGGCTGGAGCTCTGGAACGTCATAGTGGACGTGGCGGAATGGGGTGTCAACAAGTACATCGATCTTGCAAACTTCATGCTAAGAACCTACAAGTTTGCGTGGGACGCGATAAAGTATGGCGCTGTAACCATGTGGAACGGGATCGTTGAAGCGGCGGAATGGGGCGTCAAGAACATGATGGAGCCGATCAACAGCGCCCTGGAGGCACTTGGGATGCAGACAGTCAATGTCGACTTCAGCGCTGGCAAATTTAAGAACATTCAGGCTCCGGTTTGGAACAAGGACTTCAATCTGCTTTCTCACGTGGATTTCAGCGGAGCAAAAGCAGACGTAAAAAGCAACATACAGCAAGCCAGAAAGAGCCAGGACGACAATCAGGTGAAACTCATCAACGCACTGAACGAAAACACGAAAGCCCTCACGTTCAACACAGATGCAACTGCACTTAACACAAGCGCAACAGATAAAAACACCAAAGCCCGGCTGAAGGATGACCAAAGCCCACTCGATCTAGCTGACAGCCTGCTGGCGCGGATCGAGCGCCACGTTTGGGCGTCAACATAGGGGGAGCGCTATCATGATCAATGTGTTTCTGTCGATCAACAACAACGCTGAGGTCTTGCAGTTACCTGTGCCTCCTGCCGAGTATGGGGTCGACTCTCCTTGGAACAACGAACGAGCGGAAGGGTTGCAACAAACGCTAAACCTGATCGGTCTGAAAGGACTCCGGACGGTTGAGATCAAAAGCTTTTTCCCGGTCCGGGATTACCCGTTCTTGCGCAGCCGAAATATGTGGGGCATGGCTTACGTCGAGACGATTGAGCGCTGGCGCAGCATGCGGATCCCGATCCGCCTGGTGATTGTGGACTCCAGCGGCGCGCAGTCGCTGAATATGGCGGTCACAATCGACAATTTTGACTGGAAAGTTGGTAAGAGCGGGGACATCGACTACACGCTGCAGATGACGGAGTTTGCCTTTATCAGTACGTCCAGGGGGTGATCGCGTGTTTCAGCTGCTCCTGATTAAAAACGATGGACAAAAAAGCTATGACATCACGCCGCTGGTTGGCACCATCACCTGGGACTCAAACCTTTCTCTGATGGCGGCGATGGAATTTGATGTCCACTGGACAGACGCAAAACTCTTTCCAGTTAACCCCTGCGATGTGGGTGATGTCGTCATCTTTACCAAAGATGGAGAGGAAGTCCACCGCGGCATCATCGTGACGGAAAGAAGATCCGGAAGAGCGGCGATCAAGTATTCCGTATATGACTATGCTTGGTATCTCGGCAAGTCAAAAAGCGTGTATCAGTTCAATAACATTCCTGCATCGCAGGCGATCACGAAGATCCTGAAAGACTTCGGGATGCTGATCGGAAATATCCCGGAGATGCCAACAAAGATCGACGAGATTTACATCGAGAAAAGCCCAGCGGAGATCATCGAAGACATCTATAAACGTCACGAGCGGGCATCCGGCAAGCGCTATAACGTCGAGATGCGACAGGGGAAGATTTACTTCGAAGAAATGAAGGATCTGGTCATCAGAGGAACGTTCAAATTGGCGGATAACATCGCGGCAGCAGATGTGATGGCGAACCCCCTGGGCGCGGATCGAACCCGGACAATAGAGAGCATGCGCAACCGGGTAAAGATCCTGGTTGAGCATGACGACAAGGAGAAGACCAAGCCCAAGTACGAGATCGTCGCGCACGCACAAGACGAAGGGATGATCCAGAAGTACGGCCTCCTGGAGGAAGTTTTCAAGATTGATGCCGAGGACGCGGCGAAAGCCCGGGAAGTTGCTCGCATTCTTCTGCAGCGCCTGGCGCGGATTCACGAGACAAACAGCATCAAGCTGATGGGGGATGTCGCTTTCAAGGCGGGTCGGCTGCTGGACTTGGACGAGCCGATCACGGGCATGAAACAGCGGTTTATGATTACGTCTGCAAAGCATGAAGTCAAAAATCAGATCCACACCATGCAGCTGGAACTGGCTTTGCCAGAGGACGTTAAGTAGGGGGTGAGAGCATGGACAGCATTGACCGGTTGGCGCAGAGGATCGCGCAGATGTACAAAGACAATCGGCCTCCGAAAAGCACGTCCCCGGTGGTAGGAAAGGTTTTGAGCATATCGCCTCTCCGGATCCAGTATGGGAACAACATTATCCTGGAACAAGAAAAGTTGATTGTCGCGGAAAGGTTGATGACCGGGACAAGCATCGTAATCACGGAGGCCAACATGATCGGTAACGACGCCAGTCATCCGGCCACCGTTACGTTCCATAACGACATCGGCGGAGACAAAACAGAGCGCATTAAACGTCTGTCAATCCCGGAGGCTACTGGAGACAACAACAAGATCACGGCCAAACTGACCACTCCCTTGAAGGAAGGAGATCGCGTCATCATGGTTCCTGACCAGGACTGGAAAAGCTGGTTTGTGCTTGATAAGGTATGGGAGGAAAGTAAAACATGACACTGCCGAAAGTTGCCCAGTTGGAGTTTCCTGAAACTGAACTTGTTCAGCAAACATCACCTGAAACAGTACACAAGACGTTCTTGTGGGACTTTACGAAAGGCGATTTTGTTTTGCGCGATGGCAGCCTGGTAGAAGCTACTGGGATTGAGTATGTAAAGGTCTGGGCGGAAAAGGCGTTGCGAACCGTGAAAGACTCTCTGATCTATGAGGGAACCGAATACGGGAGCGAACACCACACCCTGATCGGCCAGAACTTCCATCCGGATTTTACGAAGTCCGAGTATGAGCGGATGATCCGCGAGGCGTTGCTGCAAAACTCTGCGATCACGAAAGTAGATAACTTTGTGTTTTCTCAGTCTGGATCCGGACTGACAATCAGTTTTGACGTTGTGAGCATATACGGCACAACGCAAGGGGCGGTGACGGTCTGATGGAAACCAAAAACAAAATACTGACGGAGATGCTCAACACAGTTCCCGGATCATATGACAAACGACCTGGGAACTTTATGTTTGATGCCCTGGCGCCGGTGGCCGAACGTTTCGAAAAGACTGATGCCGTAATTGCGGCTGTCGAGGACAAGTTGAGCATCGAAAACCTTTCAGGTCTGGAGCTTGAGCAACGCATCTATGAGCGGACCGGCATCGAGCGGAAAGAGGCAACCAGGGCCGTGGGCAGCGTGGTCGTGACGGGAACCGGTACGATCAACGTGGGAGATCTGTTCGAAACGCCCGGTGGAGTACAGTTCGAGGCAACGGAAAAGAAAAACATCGTGATGTCCGGCACGGTGGCGGTAAGGGCCGTTGTCCCTGGCAGCAGCGGAAACGTCCCGGCGAACACGATCACCATGTTCCCGGTTACACTGGCCGGGTTCACCGCTGTCACCAATCCCGCGCCGACCACAGACGGATTCGATGCGGAGTCCGATGCGGACCTGCTGCAACGGTACTATGAGCGCATCCGCACGCCGGCCACAAGCGGCAATAAGCACCACTACAAGAACTGGGCGAAGGAGGTCCCCGGAGTTGGGGACGCTCGTGTTATCCCTCTCTGGGCCGGAGATAACACGGTGAAAGTGGTAATCATAGACAGTGAAAAAAAGCCGGCCAGCCCGGCCATCGTGCAGGCTGTCCAAGATTACATCGACCCGGGCATTACCGGCGAAGGGAATGGAGTTGCACCTCTTGGAGCGTTCGCCACTGTGGTCAGCGCGACCGGTGTGTCAATTGACGTTACCGTTACGATCACACTCTCGGCCGGATACACCCTGCAGCAAGCAACGGAGAACATTCAAGAGCGTTTGCGGGAGTATCTGAAAGAGATCGCTTTCGTGGAGCCGGTGGTCAGTTACGCGAAGATCGGGGCGGCCATCCTGGAAAGCGAGGGCGTGGAGGACTACTCTGGCCTGACCGTAAATGGGGGAAACGCCAATATCTCCATTGGCACTGAAGAAGTGGCTGTGCTGGGGACGGTGACGTCGAGTGTCGGATGAGTTGATCAAACGATTACAGCCTTTTATGCGCAAGTCTGGCGTGTACAAGGCTTTTTTTGGTGCCATTGCGCCAGAATTTGCGAGCCGGGACGAGTTGCTTGCGGATATACGAGCGCAAATGGACGTGAGCACCGCCACGTGGGGGCTTGTCTTCTATGAGTACGAATACGGCATCAACACAGACCCGTCCAAGCCCCTGTCGGACCGCCGGGCGGCGGTGATGGCGAAAATGCGCGCGACCGGGAAATTCACGGCCGCGATGGCGCATGCGATCGTGAGCGCCTTTACCGACAGAGTGAAGCGGGTATCCTTCACCGGAAGGATCCGGATCCAATTCGATGGACTTGTCAATCTGAATCTGATCGAAGTCGCGGCCGCACTGGACGATTACAAACCTGCCCATATTGACGTGGAATGGGACTTGGGGAACAAATCACCTTTGGTTATTACGGAAAAAATCACCGCCCACCAGCGCCGCTACCACAAAGTCCATGAATTTCGAGTAGGGATGAAGCTGCTAAAGTACCAAAGCGAGGTGGTGCTATGATCAGCGCCGAATATCTGGAACGAGCCGCTGAGGATTTGAAAAACCGGATTGGCTCGTTGGTAATCAACAACCAAACGGTTCCAATCTTAAACGTTACACGAAAAGGGCGAACGGTTATTGTGGAAACTTTGAGCCAGCAAGGACTAACAGAAGTAAAGTCCATTCGGTTGTTCGACGAGCAGGGGCACCTAATCACTGAAAAGGAAACGCGAATCACCGTCGCCGACCAACAGCGGCTTGCTTTCCGTTTTGAATTCGACGTGAAAGGCGGTGAATCGGCGTGAGCTACAACCCCAAGTTGGACTGGAAATACGACGATGACGTCACTGAAGTGGACATCAACCGCTGGGAGCAGGGCATCGCTGATGCGCACGCCCAGCTCGCCCAGCTCGCCACGGACGTATCAAATCTGAGGACCCGCGTCTACACGTTGGAAGGCATCCTGCCGGAGAACTTCATCTACAACGGGTTCAACGATGACCTGGCAACTGTAGATTCAATCATAGTGATTCGGGGCTACTACAACGAAGCGCAGTCCCGCCTGGAGGTGTAATAATGTACCAACCTGCGGATAACGGCCATTATTGCTAGGAAACCCTAAACGAGTTGTTTCGCTCTTATCCGGACGACCGTAGTTCTATAACCAGATATTAGGTTTGTGCTATATTTAGAAGAAAATAATGGATACTAAGTG